AATTCGCCAGATTCATCAGAGGCTTGCCAATCACCCCGTCCAAAGTCATAAGCGGGCAATGTTGCAGGTGCCACACACAAACATGTTTCAGACATCCTATCAGCAAATATCCGACGCTGAACGGGGATTTGTCGACCGTATTGTGCGTGATATTGCCGAAGGGGCGAAGCGTCACGGAGCGCGTGTAGCGGACCTGATCGACGCACCGTTGCCCCGTGAATTGATCGAGCGAGACACGCGCGGATTTCTCCAGCGGCCTATGGTCCTTGCGGCAGTAACCGAGCGTCTGATCCGGTTGCAATTGCAGCAGGATATCAATCTCGACCGGTATGTCCGCGAGTTGCACGCCATTGCTACGTTCAGCGTCGAGGATATCATGCGGTACGACGCGCTGGGTGATCCGTATTTTGACCTTGAGAACGCCACGCCCGAGCAATTGGCTGCGATCGAGAGCATCGATGTCGAAAAGAGCGACGGGTTGAACCGTAGTTCGAAAACCAAGATGAAATTCAAGGCGCACAGCAAGATTGCCGCGATTAAGATACTGATCGACCTGCATGGTGGTGCCGATGCGGATAATCCGTACCGTAAATCGTCGTCCACCAACAAAACCCCTACACTGACCGACCAGACCACCACACAGCAAGCGGCCGACGAGTTCCAGCGGTTTATCGGGGACGAGTGATGATACACATCACACACGTCAACGTAGAAACGCGCATGGTAATTACCATGAATGACACGGTTTACCCGATTGAATCGTTCTTCGACCCGCGCGGGTGGGAAGTGAGTATCCATTGACCATGCTACCCGACCTGTTCGCACCGCACACACCCACCGATACGACCATAGCGATCAAGCCGTGGCGTCCGCGCGGTCTGTCGCACGATCAGTGGCCACCCAATTACCGTGCTGTCTATGCTTGGCGCATTAAAACGCTCGCAGAATTGCGTGCCGATCGACGGATGCTTGCTAATGCACATGCGTATTATGCACAGAACCCCGCCGACTGGATACAGCATTGGGTTGACACATATAACCCGCGCAAACAGACAAATAAATGGATGCCTTTCGTATTTTTCCAGCGGCAGGTCGAACTGGTTCGGTTCTTTGAAGAACTCAGACGGGACGGCGAGAGCGGTCTGATCGAAAAAGCGCGTGACATGGGTGCAACATGGGTAGCGTGTGCGTATAGCGTATGGTGTCTGCGATACATACCGGAGGATGCGACCGGATGGGGGTCACGCAAACAGGATTTGGTCGACAAACTCGGTGATGCGGACAGTATTTTCGAGAAAATGCGCCTGATTATTCGCCGCCTGCCACCTGAATTCCGACCCGAATGGGGCGATGCGCTGATGAAGATTGTTAACAAGACAAACGGTGCAACCATCACCGGTGAGAGCGGCGACAATATCGGTCGTGGTGGTCGTAAGTCACGGTATTTCAAGGATGAAGCGGCCCACTACGAACGACCCGAACTGATCGAGGCGGCGCTTGGTGATAACACCGATGTCCAGATCGATATCAGCAGTGTGAACGGTCTCGGTAACGTGTTCCACCGCCGTCGAGAAAGCGGTGAGGTCTGGTCGCCTGATGCCGTCCTGACACCCGGTCTGCCGCGTGTATTTATCATGGACTGGCGCGATCACCCCGAGAAAAATCAGGAATGGTACGACCGGCGCAAGGCCAAGGCAGAGCGCGAAGGAATGCAGCATATTTTTGCGCAGGAAGTCGACCGGAATTATTCTGCCGCCGTCGAGAACACGATCATCGCCTACGAATGGATCGAGGCGGCGGTCGATGCCCATCTGGAGATACCGCTGATGGCAGCAGCGGCCGACAGTGCGCTATGGATGGCCGGTCTCGATGTGGCCGACGACGGAGCGGACAAGAACGCACTGGCGATCAGACAGGGGTTCATCCTGCGTCACTGCCGCGATTGGGGCGAGCGCGACCCAGGGGTCACGACCCGCAACACACTGTCTGATCTGCGCGAACGGCAATTGCGCGGGATAAAACTGCAATACGACTGCATCGGTATCGGTGCGGCGATCAAATCGGAGTGGAACAGACTGGTCGAAACCGGCGCGGTCGAGTGGGATGAATTTGAACTCGTGCCGTGGCACGCTGGTAGCGGTGTGATCGATCCCTATGCACGGCTGATACCGGGTGACGACCAGACCATGCTCAACCGCGACATGTTCCACAATTTCAAGGCACAGGCATGGTGGTCCGTCCGCACGCGCTTCTACAAGACATGGCGACTGCGCGAGGCGATGCGCAAGGGCGACACCAGTGAAATATACCACCCTGACGAACTGATAAGTCTGGACAAAACGGCCATCGGTGCACCGCTTTATCAGATGATGAAAGAATTGGCGCAGCCCACTGCCGGTAAATCCACCCAGTCACTGAAATTACTCGTCGACAAGCGCCCCAACGGCACACGCTCACCGAACCTAGCCGACGCATTGGTCCAATGCTATTTCCCCTCGAACCGCAAAAGTGCGTCGTTGGAGGTTGGTTCGTACAGCGGTTGACACATGGTAAGTAGGATCATAAAGTCGAATCCCCTAATAGGTCTTAATTGACAGGAGATGAAAAATGGAAGTCAATACAGTCGAGATTACTCCGCAGTTTGCACAGCATCTGCTTGATAACAAATCCACCAATCGAAGTGTCAGCCGACAAACCGTAGATGGTTATGCGAACGATATGACTCGCGGGTTGTGGGCGATGAATGGCGCAACCATCGTCCTAGATGAGAATGGGCGGTTGATCGATGGTCAACATCGTCTTTCGGCATGTGTTCAATCTGGTGTGTCATTCAAAACTCTGGTTGTGAAAACCTCATCGGGTGCAATGTTGACAATCGATACCGGGCGCAAGCGCACAGTGGGTGACGCGCTGACAATCGGTGGTATGAAAAACGGCAACCAAATCGCGGCTGCGGCACGAATGCTTCATGCAGTTTTTTCCAACCATGACGGTGCCAAAATAAGCACTACACGAACACTTGATATCATTTCCGCATTTCCTTCATTGGAACAAAGTGAACGCGCTCGGAATGCTGCTTTCAACGCACATCTTGCACCATCAGCGGTCATGGTGTTGGAGACCATTCTGATATCCAGCGGTGAAGACCCGCTTAAAATTTCACAAGCATTGGAAACCTTGAATGTAAGGGAGCCACAATACAAAGGTGATGCGATACACGCGGCACGCGAATATATCATAATCGACAGGCTACGGAACGCGCGTAAGATGCCTTCGATATCGCAATTGCGGGTTTTACTGTACGCATGGAAAAACTTCGCAAAAGATCAACCTCGTGTTAAATTTATTCAACCGATGGCAACCGAGTTGACAGATCGACAACGCAAGGGTCTCTCAAAGTTGGGTGATATCTGACATGAACACCCTTTTATTAATCGCAATGATCGGTCACGAAATGACTGACGGTAAATCACTTGGTTGTGCAATGCGTGACGCTTCGTATCGCTATGACGAAGTTGTAAGGGAACTGAGAGACGTGAACAAAATGGTCGCTGTTTCAATGCTCGGCGATCCAAGTGTCGTTGCCGAAGTCACAATCAAAGGTATTGTAAGACATTGTTACGGTGTGGATTCGACTGAATACAACAGAGAGGTCGCAAAGGTCGAACAAGCCAAAATTCGTCTCAAGCAGGAATATGACGAGCGAAAGAGCAAACACAAATGAACATGGTGCGAGTGGCACCTATCCAAGAACTATTGCCACTCGCACCGTCCTGCGGTATCGCGTTGCCATGAAACTTCTCACCGCCAAGTCCGCCATCGCTATCGGCTATGCCAGTTCGCCATCTGACCCGCGCGCGCCGCAGCCGGTCGAGACATTCGAGACACGCGGTACGGACAGTGCGTTCATGCTGCCGTATTGGGAAAAAGTCGATGCTGTGATGGATGGTGTTGAAGGAATGAAACTGCGCGGCTCGGAATTCCTACCGAAGTTCCGCGACGAAGAAAACGAAGACTACAAGTTCCGGCAATCATGCGCGAAATTCACCAATGTCTATTCCGATATTGTGGAAGGTCTCGCTGCGAAACCGTTCGAGCAAGCCGTTCAGTTGATCGACGATAAAACCGACCAACCCGCGATCCCCGACACGATCAAAGACTTCATATGGGATGTGGACGGCAGCGGTAACAATCTGACCGTTTTCGCCTCGCACACGTTCCTGCAAGGGATCAACAATGCGGTCGACTGGATCATGGTCGATCACGACAAACGCGATCCGAACATTCGCAGTATGGCTGATGCCAAGCGCGCCGGTTTGCGCCCGTACTGGTCGCACATCCTCGCACGGAACGTCCTGAACGTCTTGTCGCGGATGGAAAGCGGCAATGAAGTTCTCACCTACATCAAAATTCTCGAACCTGGCGAACCACAGCACATCCGCGAGTTCGAGCGCACCGACAGTTACGACAATAGCGGTCGCAAGACTACGATTGTCGAATGGCGTCTGTGGCAGAAACGCACCGAGCCGCGCGCGGAATATGTGCTGATCGACAGCGGTGACGTATCGATTGGTGAAATACCGATGGTGCCATTTATCACTGGTCGGCGTGAGGGTCGCCGGTGGCGTTTCCATCCCCCGATGCGGTCGGCTGTGGAACTTGCGATCAACCTGTTCAAGCAGGAAACAGAACTCGAATACAAAGCCACGATGAGCGCCTATTCCATGCTTGCTGGCAACGGGATTGAGCAACCAAAGGGGCCGGATGGCAAACCGGTAGGGAAACTGCTGGTCGGCCCGAGCAAGGTGCTTTGGTCCCCGCCGCGCGCCGATGGTGGACCGGCTGGCAGGTGGGAATGGATCGAGCCGAGCAGCGAAATCCTCAAGTTCCTGGAGGAACGGGTCGGCAAGACGATCCAGAACCTGCGTGAACTCGGTCGTCAGCCGCTCACAGCGTCATCCAGCAACATCACGGTTATCACGGCTGCTGTGGCCGCTGGCAAGGCCAAGAGCGCGGTCAAAGCATGGGCTTACATGCTTGGTGATACCCTTGAGAACGCGCTGCTGCTGACCGCCAAGTGGATGCAGGAGCGGTATGACCCAACCATCCATGTTTTCGCTGAGTTCGACGACTGGATGGAAGGTGAGGACATCGACGCACTGATGGGTATGCACGAGCGCAGTGCGATCAGCACACAGACGCTCCATGAGGAAATGCAGCGGCGCGGCGTGCTGTCTTCGAATTTCACCAATGAGCGTGAGACACTGCGGTTACTCAATGAACTGCCGCGCGATTCGATGGGAGAATGATTTACGCAGCGGCGGCACTCTTTTCGGTTGTTGGGTGTCGAGGGTGTAACAACCCCTTGACCATCACACCTACCATGCGGTAAGCCACCGATAGAATTCAACGAAGGAACCACACCCATGCGTATTCGCTCTATGCTTCTGCTGACTACCGCCGCCACTTTTGCCATCGGATACGAACCGAAAGGCGGATGGAAAAAGGATGAGGCAGGTGGTTTGCTCACAGACAATGACGGCAACCCGATCTACATCGACGCAGACGGGGCAGAAAAGCCGCTCGCACCAGGTTACGTCAACCGAGTGAACACCGAAGCGCAACAGCACCGGCAACGCGCAAACGACGCAGAAAAGAAACTCGATGCGTTTGGTGATCTCGATCCGGCAGCAGCGCGTGCAGCAGTTGCGAAGATGAAAGATGTCGATCTGGACGAACTGGTGAACAAGGGTGAGATCGATAAGGTCAAGTCGCAACTCACCGATCAGTTCCAGAGGGATTTGACCGAACGCGATAGCAAATTGTCCGCAGCGGAAAAGCGTATCGAAAAACTGGCACTCGACAACGCATTCAATTCGTCGGATTTCCTTAAACAGCGTGTCGCACTACCCGAAGACGTAGTGCGCGCGACGTTCCGTGATCGTTTCGAATACGACGCCGAAAAGGATCGTGTTGTACCCAAGACCAACACAGGTGATCCACTGCTGAACAAGCATGGTGAGATCGCCACTGTCGATGAAGCGTTCCAAAATTACATCGAGTCACGGTCCGACAAGGACGTATGGCTCAAGGCACCTGACGCGAGCGGCAGCGGGTCACAGGGTGGTGGTGGTGGCCGTGGTGGCAGCAACCGCATGAAGCGCGCTGATTTCGACGCTCTGACACCAGGTGAGCAATCATCGGTCGGTCAGAAACTCGCCAAGGGCGAGATTGAAATCGTCGACTAACAGAAATCCTCGCGTTGGGGTTTGCGCGAGTTGATCCAAGGCCGGGGTGTTGTCGTTGTGGCTCCCCGGCCTTGTTGTGTATTTTTGGTTGACTATCACACACACCATGAGTTACACCTACCGCAATGCCGCAGATCGTGATGATCGGGCACCAGTGTCGCAGTTCGAGATGAACGGACCATTCCTCACCATCTCGAACCAAAGAGGCACACCATGTCCAATATGAAGCAGATTCTGCTTACGCGCAGCGCACCGGTAATCGGCTACCTGCCAGCGTATGCCAACACCCTTTCCCCAATCATGGGCGACATTTTTGCTGCGCTTGACGTGGTTAGTCGTGAGATGGTCGGTTTCATTCCGTCCGCCATGCGCGAAGCCGGTGTTGAACGTGCCGCTGTTGGTCAGACCATCACCTACCCAATCGCACCACCACAGGAAGCAACTGACATCGTTCCGGCGATGACGCCTCCGAGTGGTTATGACAATGCGTTCGGAACCGGTGTGATGTCGATTACCAAGGCGAAAGCAGTCAAGTGGAATTTCACTGGTGAGGAACAGCGCGCTCTGAATGCGTCGACTGGCCCGAACTTCCTTTCGGCACAGGCCATGATCCTCGCGCAGGGTTTCCGTACTCTCGCCAACATGGTTGAAGTCGATATTTCCACGGAAGCGGCTACCAATGCCTCGCGTGCTTACGGCACCGCTGGCACCACGCCGTATGCTGCTGACAAACTGACCGAACTCGCACAACTGCGTAAGATTCTGGACGACAACGGCGCACCTGCGTCGATGCGGTCCGCGATCCTCAGCAGCAGCGCGGGTGCCAACCTTCGTACCATCCACAACCTGTCGAAGGTGAACGAAGCCGGTTCGCAGATGACATTGCGTCAGGGTGAACTGCTCGACATCTACGGCTTCTCGGTCAAGGAAACCGGTCAGCCATACGCTCACACGGCGGGCACGGCTGCGGGTTCGACCACCAATGCCGCTGGTTATGCAGTAGGTGCTACGGTCATCACCGTTACAGGTGGCACCGGTACTTTCCTCGCTGGTGACGTGGTTACGTTTGCCGGCGATCTGAACAAGTATGTGCTTGCAGTGGGTACCGCCGGTGGCACCATCACGCTCGCTGCTCCCGGTCTGCGTGAAGCGATCCCTGCTGCTGCAACCGCAATTACGCGGTCGGCCAGTTACGAAGCGGCCACGGTCGGTTTCAGCATGGACGCCCTGCACGTTGCAATGCGGCCACCTGCTCGGCCGACCAGCGGCGATCTCGCGGTTGACTCGATCCTTGTGACTGATGCCCGCAGCGGTGTCACTTTCGAGATCGCGATATACCCAGGGTATCGCATGATGTACGGTGAGATTGGTCTGGCATGGGGTCAGCACGTATCGAAGCCTGAGCATGTTGCTGTAGTTCTCGGCTAAACATTGAGGTTGCAATGATTTGAATATCCCGCTGGTCCAATCATACAGACCAGCGGGATATTTTTTGCGCATCGATCGTTGTCATGATACGGTGTTCGCACCCTAAACAGGAGAATTAAAATGACTAAACGTATTTATGCACTCATTGCCACGTCAATCGCACTCGGTTATTCGCACGGTCGCACCGAAACGGTGATGATATCCGGTGGTCGCGGGAAAGACCCGATCCGTGTCAACAAATCAGATTTCGATGCTGACCAGGAAGGCGACAAAACCATGTCGCTGTACAAAGGCGCTGCAACCCCCGACGACACCAAGAGCGGCGCAAGCGATGTGAACGTGACACACGCTGGCACAGGCGGCGAGGTCCAGACCACCGCAGCACCATCCGCACCGAATTTCTCCACAGGTGACGCTCAGACCATGCCAATGGACGACACGAAGAACGCCGCTGCTCCAGCCACCACGACCGACGACCAGTTGCTCGTGATGAAGTCGACCAAGGGTAAGACCAAGGGTAAGTTCGTGATTGCAAACGGTGTTGGTCAGCCGATCACAGGTGATCGCGCCAAACTGCTCGACATCGACGAAGACGGCTATGACACCGAAGCCGCTGCAAAGGCTGTGCAAACACGCACGGAACCAAAACCCTAGTAGTTGTGCAAATTGCGTGTTAAGGAAGGGCAGGCTGATAGGTCCGCCTTTTCAGGATAGGGAAAGACAATGGCAGTAACATATACAACCGCAGTCAAAACCGCCAGCATGACGGCCAAGCTGAATTTCTTCGCAAACGGGACGCTGGAAATCCTAACCGCCACCGATGATCTGTTGGTCACGTTTGGACTTAATGCCGCAGGTGGAACTGTAACGGGCGCAGTTTGGACGCTTGTGCTTGATGCAACCCCTGTTGCTGCCTCTGGAACCGGCACGGCGGCTAAAGCGCAGGTCAAGACTGCGGGCGCAGTGGTGGGCATTACCGGCCTGACCGTGGGCACTACCAACAGCGACATCAATCTTGACAACGTGACAATTAACACCGGGCAGAACGTGGGGCTTTCGAGCGCCGTGATTACGCACGCGCCCTAAACAATGGCACCCACGATCACCAGCACCGGCACAGTCAGCAATGTCGAAGACACGGTACTGGCCCATGCCCTGACCGCCAACGAGAGCGTGACGTGGATCATCGTGGGCGGTGCCGATGCGGCTGAATTTGAGATTATCGGATCAACCCTGCGCTGGTTGGGTAATGGCGTGAAAGCATTCATTAGTGGAACGCCCACCATCCAACTATCTGCTTCCAGCATCCTAGAAAGCGCGCTATCCGGTTCAACCGTGGGTGTCCTGTCCGTATCGGACGGCACGGGCGTTTATACGTTCACCAAAACCGCCGATCCTGATGCGAAATTCGCCGTATCCGGCAGCAATCTGAACACATCGGCGGCGCTGGATTACGAAACTGCCACCAGTCATTCTGTGACCATTCAGGCCAGCAACGGCGTCGATGCTGCGATTAGCCGGACTTTTACGATTAGCGTGACGGATGTGGTGGAGGGCGGCACCCTCCCAACGCCAACACTCACCAAGACATCGGCAGCAGGCGCACCGCTCAAGTTCTCAATAGGTGGCCTTATCCCTGATGATGTCGTCGGCTTCGACTGGTATATCGAAGTGGGCGGCGGCACAGAGGCAATCCCTGACTTTGCGGACGGGCCGGGTGCAGAAGTTACTCCGCGCACCCTTCGCCGCCAGATTATCTATGCAGACTTCACCGGCGCGCTGGCATTTACCGTTATGGACGCTTTGCCTAGCGGTGTGGTCAATGTTCGCCTGCGCATCATGGCCGATGACGGACGGGTCGGCACATTCTCCAACGTGGTTGGTGCTGATATTGGCGCTGTCGGCACAATCAACGACCGCCTGATAACGGAAGGCGATAGCCTAACCAGCGCGGGACCGAATGGCTACAACTACCTGTATGACGCAGCATATCCGGCAGTTGACTACAACAAGTTGGCGGTTGGTGGCTCGACTATCGGAGTAACCAGCGCAACCTCGCCGTCGCTACTGAACAGGCAGGCAACGGCTCTTGCGCTCAAGGCCGAAGTGATGACGGTTCTCATCGGGACGAACGATGTGGGTAATGCCACGCGCTACCCCACCGTGCAGAACTGGTATGACGCGCTGGTGGCCTATATCGCGCCGTTCAGGGCATCTGGAACGCTAGTGGCGGTCGGGACTATCACACCGAAGCCTGATGGCGCGTTTAACACGCGCCGCAACGCAGCAAACGTGCTTATTCGTGCGGGCAGCGGCGTTGATTTTGAGGCCGTGTTTGACTTCGCCGCCGACCCGACAATCGGCACTGATACTGCTGGCTCCAATACCACGTTTTACCCTGACGGCGTGCATCCCTCGCAGGACGTTCACGCGACTTACCTCCACCCGATTTACAGGCCGGTCGCGAACTTCCTGCTTGGCTTTGCCAACGAGGTCACAGGTCTGTCCTTCACCGATGCAACAGATGTAGTTGCAAGCGCCGTTTCGACTAGCAACACCCTCACACCGGGCGGGCTTTATACCGGCGAAACCAAGTCAATCTCCGTCACAGGCGGAGAGTATCGTCTAAATGGCGGTTTATGGGTTAGCACGGCAGGCACGTTCACCGCTGGAGATACTGTTGCAGTGCGCGGGACCGCCTCGGCTACCGCAAGCGATACCGTGAATGTTGCGCTGACCATCGGCACGGTTTCAGATACCTACTTAATCACTACGGCGGCTCCGGTTTCCTACACCGCGCAAAGCGTCACCTTCGACGGTGCAGACCGTTTGGCTCGCGGCGCAGCCCTGACCGGCGTTGTGGCGGGCAAGGCCGGTATGTTCTCCGGTTGGGTCAAGTTTGCCGCTGGCGGTTCATCGCAGCAATTCATTGTGGGCAGGTCCATAAGTTCCGGCTTGCGGGTTGAGCGGTCTTCAAGTGGCAGAATTACCGTTGACGGGCGCAATTCGGGCGAATCTGCAATTTTGCAGATTCGCACAAACACTACAGGCTTTATCACATCAACGGCGTGGCACCATATCCTTGCCTCTTGGGACTTGGCCACGGGCCGCGCCCAGCTTTACATTGACGGTGTGACCGATGTTGACGGGGCGTTCACCGTTACGATAAACGACACTATCGCTTATAATACGCCCGACTATGGCGTGGGCGCATCCACACTCGCCACCAACTTCCTGATTGGCGATATGGCTGACCCCTACCTCAATACGGTTACAAGTCTCGACCTGTCAGTTTTGGCGAACCGTCAGAAGTTCAATATTGCCGATACTCCGGTTGACCTTGGCGCTGATGGCAGCACTCCAACAGGATCGGCTCCTGCCGTGTTCCTCTCCGGCGCGGTTGCGTCATGGCATACAAACAAAGGCGCAGGCGGCGGGTTCACCCTCACCGGCGCACTAGCCGCAGGAGCAACCAACCCATAATGCCCATTGCAACACCATCATCAGGTCCGCTGTTTGTTGGCCAGATACGCCCGCCTGACGTTCCCGCCTATGTGCCGCAGCCGATTGCCTATGCAACGGGCGGCGCACAGCCGACAATAGGTGACGGCACCGCCACGGGCGGCTTTGCACCGTATTGGGCAAGTCAACCGGCTGATATTCCAACCCCTAGCAGATCGGGCTGGTTAAAGGCTGGACCGGGGCAGGCTGCTTTTGACGCGCTACTTGCCATTGGCTTCGGTGGCACGAAAGGCGAGGCCAAGTTCCGCACTCATTCCGAAATGCTTGGGCACTTTTCTGTCGATCCCATCCGCAATTATGGCTTCCCAGGAGGCTCGCATATGCACTCGTTTTGGGGTAATTATACGCCATCGGCAGTAACCACACGGGCCACGCAGAGAACACTGATTGGAGATGACGACGGATCGGGCGCAGCTGGCGGCAGACTGAATAATACGGCCTATTGGATGCCTGCACTATTGTTCGACAAGGGCGGCGTAACCTATGCCATTTCGCCGGCCTTCACGATTATATATTACAAACAAAGCCCTTCGCAGAGCATCATTACTCATCCGATCCCGAACGGCCTGCGCTACGTTTCGGGCTTCGATATGGATAATCCCACGCGGATAGAGAATATTGTCGCGCAGGCTAATGCCGACAATGGCGGCGGCACAAGATACCGCGTGCACGAAGGCATCAGCGTAAACAATGTTGATGGAATGTGGCACGACTGGACGATCAACAACGCCACTGCGGGAACGACTAAAAGCAAGTATCTGCAAAACCCAGACACAACCAGCCCGTTTGCCGCCAACGGATCTGCTGCCAGCGGCGCAACAACATTACAGATGCAGTTTCAACAGCGACTTGCTTGGGACGGGGTGAACCCTTGGTCGCCGCGTGGCTACGACCATGTGATGCCGTGTATATTTGACAATACAGCAGGTATATATGTCCCGCCTATCGGCTGGTATGTGCTGCCGATACCTGAATATAACATGTCGTGGGATATTGTGGAGATTGAAGCCTTTCTCGGCGGACCATTTATGAACTTCAACCCCAGATTAGCCTCTGATGCCCACGCAAATATGATGGGCGTTCCCGGCAAGGGGATGAGTTTTCACACCGATTGGATGGATGGATGGGATGAAACCACACGGCGGGCATGGGAAACCAACGGCATCGGCTGTGGCGTTTTAGGAGGTATTCCGCACGAAATGGGCGACAGCACTATTTCTGCCACAGAGGATATGCTTGCATTTGATCAAGTCATCACACCAGATGGCAAGGCGCGTCAAGTTGACTTTGGCAGGGGTATTCAGGTCACGCAGATACCTGCCACCCCGAAGGCTGTCACTGTGGCAGCGATGGCATGATCCCCGCATCAATCATAGCCGCCATCGGCATCGCCGCCTTCGCTGTGATGTGCTTCGCGCCTGAAATTGCGAAGTGGTGGAAATGACTATCGCAACACGCCTCTCTGTGATTGCCGCTATCTCGCTAGTCCTGTGGGCCGGGATAGCGGCGATATTACTCCGATAAGTTTGGCGTTGATTCATACAAAGCGGACAGGTATAGCGAATTATGACCCATCCAACGCCGTATGATCACAATTTCAGTTTCACGGATTTCTCCGCCACTACGCCATCGGCCCATCAACCATGCGTAAGGCTCGACGGCGAATTTGACGCGATCAAGCAAACGACCGATGAAGTGCGGGCTAATCTGGCAAAGATACAGCGCGACGATGGCGCTCTGCGGTTTGATTTCTCCGCGTCTGACAGTATCAAAGCGGCGACGATATTTCTTTATCAGCGATCCGCAAACCCTCCGGCGGCTCCTTCTGCGATAGCGACTTACACATGGAACTTCTCGTTCGACAACGGTATCGGCTCTATTCCAATATCTGCCGTGCCGCTCGGCGGAGGTAGTTACCACCCCATTCCGGTGACACAGGATGCCTAACACCTACACAGTAATAGTCAGGGCGACCGACACAGGTGGGCTGACCACCGACCAGACGATAACGGTCAACGTCACCGATGCTGTTGTAGGGCCAATCACGGGCACTTTGGCCGTTACCGAGGCTGGACAGGACCAGTTTGCCGGGTCCGGCGCGGGCATTATCAACGGCTCGATGGCTGCAACGGAAACCGGAACGGATATCTTTACCGCAACCGGCACGGTCGCTCGGCCTGTAATCAGTCTAGGCACGTATTATGGTGATCCTAGTGATTACCGCACATATCACGCTATGCGCGGTCGAAATCCGATAGACGGAAATAATGAAATTATCGCCGCCCTTCTGGTCGCATCTGAATGGCTCGATGGTTCGTTTGCGTGGCCAGGTTACAAGATCGCACCAAGAGACATGCAAGTCCGCGACTGGCCACGCAGCGAAATATACGACCGCGACGGATGGCCGGTTGATTACCTCACAGTCCCGACTGAGATCAAAAACGCGAGTTATGAGGTAGCGTATCGCTGGTTGGAGGACGCGGCGGTGCTTTCGCCGGATCACACACCTGAGAAGTATTCGGAAGTGTCGATCGAGGGTGCGTTACGGGTTAAGTCTCGCGGGTTGAACGCCATGACAGCACAGAAGCAGTTCCCGATACTTAGTATCATACTGGCACCGCTGATGGGAGGGTCGAATGCGTCGTCACTTTCGAGCAGTATGCACAGGGCATAGAAAACCCGCCGCATCGGTTAGGACGCGGCGGGTATATGAGGGTTTACTTGCGACGAACGACCAGAACACTCGAACCTTCAAGATCGGTGCCGGTGAGTGTCTTCGCAGTGGCAGCGTCAACATCAATCGCGTAGAATTCACGTTCGGTTTCGATCACCTTCGTTTTACCAGCGGCGTCCTTGGCGCGGGTGCTGTATTTGACGTTGGCACGGTTAATAACACCAGCCAGGTCACGCTTCACCTTGTTCTTGACACCGAACGCGCCACCGACTTCAAGCGAATTGATAGGATATTTGGTTGCACCACCACGGCGCGATTCTGGCGGTGTGAAACCCTCAGGCAATTTGCCGGTCAACACTTGGGGTTCGATTCGTTTACTGCGCGTAGCAGGAGCAGCGGCAGGCTTAGTATTCGAGACAGTCGTATTTTTCATGTGTATTCCCCGTATATCCAGAATTGGAAATATGATTCATACGGAATACTAACAGGGTGTCAAGTGCAATGAGTATTTATGATGAGATGCGCGGTGTCGCAAACGAAGTTTTCACAGAATTCAAACAGGGTGTGGTAAAATACGTCCCGATTGTGTCAAACGCGGGGGTCTCACCGGACGAACCAGCATCGAGCAGTGATGGGCCACCTGTGACGCTGGCAGCGACAGTGCAACCCGTTTCGACCAAATATGTTGACGGATCACACATCGTCCAAAGCGATCGACAAGTGACGTTTCCAAACGACGGTGTGAATGTGCCGAAAATGAGTGGATATCTCCTGATCGATGATGTGCGCTACAAGATCATCGAAATTATGCCGCGACCCGCTGCGGGAACACCCGTGACGTGGACGGTTATTGCGAGGCGCTGATACGTGGACGAAAAGCAACTTCTCGAACTGCTCGAACGCTATAGTCCAGCGATTCGTGATGCGATTCTTGCTGGTATCCGTGACATTCGCGATAATGCTCGGTTAAATGAAATTGTCGCGATGATCGAACAGCGTAACATCGAGGGCGCATTGCGTGCGCTTGGATACAACCCCGCAGTTTTCAACACATATCACAGTATGATGGTGCAAGCGTTTCAACAAGGTGGTATGATGATGATTGCCATGCAACCAAAATACACACCTGATTCGGACGGTCTGATGACCATGTTGCGGTTCAATGTCCGTGATCCTGCGGCCGAACGCTGGCTTGCGGAACGATCCTCTGCACTTGTCACGAATATTGAGGAGGATGTACGGCTTGCCGTGCGCGATACGCTACGTGAGGGCATGGAAGAGGGTCGTAACCCCCGTTCAGTCGCCCTAGACCTTGTGGGCCGCTATAACAGCACCACAGGGCACCGCGAGGGCGGGATCGTCGGTCTCGGTGAACGTGAGCAGACATGGGCGCGGAATGTCCGTCAGAAACTGCTCATGTTGGACGCATCGTATTTTGGGATGAAATTGCGCGACAAGCGGTTCGACGGGATCGTGCGCAAGGCCATTGCAGAGGGTAAACCGCTGACTGCTGACCAGGTGACGAAACTGACCGACCGCTACCGCGACCGGGCACTCAAACATCGCGGCGACACGATTGGTCGGACCGAAGCACTCGCCGCTTTGAACCGCAGCGAATACGAAGCAACAAAGCAGGCATTGGCGCAGAGCAACCTACCCTCCGATGCGGCTGCGAAGATATGGGACGCTAAGAATGACAATCTGACACGGCACTCACACAGAGAGATGGATGGACAACGTGTCGGCATTGAAGAAGCATTCGTATCACCCGTCACTGGTGCGCGCTTGTTGCACCCCGGCGATACGACACTCGGCGCGACCGGCAAGGATGTGATCGCGTGCCGGTGCCGAATTCGTTATGACATCCGATGGGGGGCAGGATTGAAATGAGCAATTCATTCTCTGCTGATGTGGATGAGTTCGTGCGTGAGACCAAAGAACGCATGGAAGCAATGACGCGCTACGCACTCAATGACATGGTTAATGACATGCAACTCACCACCGACAAGGGTGGTCGGATGCGTTACAAGACGGGTTTCTTGAGTAATTCAGGCAGGGCATCGCTCGATGGTTATCCGAGCGGGGTGGGTCAGCGACCCGCTGGTACGTTACCCGGTCAATACAAATGGGATGGGGCGGCTCTCATAGCCGTCCTAGCCCAAATGAAACTCGGTGATACGTTCTATTGGGGTTGGATTGCGAATTACGCACCGATCCGTGAGATATACGATGGTTTCATGGCTGCACCATTGCAGAATTGGCAGAGTTACGTGAACAGTGCGGTTGCGCGTGTTAAAAAGGAAGTTGGTGATGCAGGATGAAATCAATGTGGTCCGTTCGCTGCAACGCGGTGTGGTCGCAGCAATACAGCAGTCCGATCTACCCGCGCTACCCGTCCGGTATCTGACAGGTGTGGACGGCACAGAGGATGGTTTTGACATTCCGCAGGACCAGAAGTGGCTGGAGATCGTCTGGATACCGAACAACCGCATAGGTGATTACTTTGGTGATGAGCAGAATTATCGCGGTATTTTACGCTTGATCCTGCACTGGCCGAACGCACCGACCGGCGTGTACACACCACTCGATTTGCTGGCGTCCATCACACGCTATTTCATGAAGGGTATGATCTTGTCAGGAACGCAGGTGTATGCTAACCCACAATTCACTGGATCGGTGGATGACAAAGATGATGTGATGTTCCCTGTTTCTATCTACTACACTTCGTATCGTAAAGGGGTCAGTTGAATTTCGCTACTTGTTTACAGAACCATATGAAATCATCGTCCGCGTGTCGATTTTTCCCGAGGTTGTACATGCTGCAAACCAATTGTACATTCGACATGGTGTAACCACCTTTATTGTCGATGCGGTCGAGTGATGGGGCGAACGGCAGGTGACTTCTCGATATTGAGAGGTCAAATGCAATGCCTGATCGTTCGCAGTGACCTTTTTTTATTTTTTCTTCAATCCATTCAATTGTCAGGTTGCAAGTTCTAGAATGTTTGGCACACCGTCGTTTAACTGAGTACAAAAGATTCATTGCAATGTGTCGTGAAACTATAAAATCCCCCGGTTTTGGGCCGGATGGTGTACGTTTTAGTTTTTTGTTCTTGTGATACCAACGCTTGGCTGCTGTGTTGGCTTTTTTTCGACGGATTTTGTCTTCTTCGGGTGACAATGAATCGATGCGCATTCTGTATTTTTCACGTTGGCACTGACGACAATACGCTTGCACGCCATCCTTTCCTGCGCGAGACTTTGAGTATTCGGCTTCCGGTTTTTCTATCCGGCATCTGCTACACATGATTATTTTATGAGAATTAAACATTTTTATTAGAGAACATATACGCTTGGCACGGTCAAGGGTTTTTGCTATCACACCCTGTGTATTAACACCGTAAAGGGGCTTGAGCCATGAAACAGATTTTCGCACTGACCACCGCGCTCGTCGCTGCGGGTTACTTCAACACCAACGCTGGTAGCAAACTTTATGTCTGCGCCACCCCCTCACCTACCGACCTTACTGAGGCACAGTATGCCGCTCTGATTTGGGTTGAAGTCGGCGGTGTCGGTTCGATCGGTGAGACCGGTTCCAACACCAACATCCTGAATTACGAAACATGGGGCGACGCTGTTGTCCAGAAGGCCAAGGGTCTGACGGATGCTGGTTCACCGGACATTGAAGTGGCTCGCGATCATGACGATGCTGGTCAGGTCATTCTTCGTAATGCCGCCGCCACCAAATTTATCCACGCGCTCAAGATTGAAGGCACGGATAAGTTGAATGCCACCGGCAAGAACACCATCCGTTACAACCGCGCACTCATCACCGGTCCGCGTCAGCCGAACGGTCGGAACGAAGACTTTGATCTGGAAATCTTCGGCACCGGGTTGGTGCAGAAGCAGATCACGGTTGATCCAACCGCAGGCGTTTAACTTACCACCTTGACAGTCTAAGGGTGTCGGCGCATTGGTGTCGGCACCCTTTTTCTTTGGAGTTACACATGGACCTCGCAACTATCAAACCATCCGAACGCACGATTGAAATCCTGCACCCTGCGTCCGAAACACCCGTTGGCATTCGTGTGTCGCTGTTGTCGATCGAGGATGATCGGATGAAAGCGATTCGTCGCCAGATTACCGACAATAGTCTCAAGATGCAGGCGAAGAACAAGGCGTTCAAAGCCGAAGAACTCGAACGCAACCAGAACATGCTGATGTTCACCGGCACAACCGGATGGGAATGGTACAACCCGACCGGCACTGAGGGTGACAAGGGTTATGACTCCGACGCCATGCCTGATTTCAACGGTGAAGTCCCGGATTACAACCAGAAGAATTTCATGGCTGTGGCAAGTGAACTCTACTGGTTTTCCGAGCAGGTCCAGGAGGGTATCGGAGACACCAAGGCTTTTTTCGGCAACTCGAATCGGAGTTAGTCGAAGCAGTCGCGGTCTATATTCGCTACGACACACCAGTTCGTGACGGCGAGATAGACGGTGAGAGGCGGAAACTGACCCGGCGCGAGTATTACCCTGAAAACCAACCCGTCCCGTCGCTCGACATACCCCAAACAGGCGAATACCTGTGGGAATGGTATTTCGACGCGGGGCGGCGTGTCAGGCGGATTGTCGAAGGTGTCTGCAACCCTATTCCCCCGACCGAATGGGTTGCTTGGCAGCAGATCACCGCAAACATTGTGTATCCGTGGGAATATGATATTCTCGCGGCGATGGACGTTGCGTTTTGTGACGAAGTGAATAAAGAGTTAGATGCGAAACGTGCCGCAGAAGCGGACGAAGCCGACCGGAAAGCTAGACAGGGGAAGCGATAGAGATGGCCAATATTGCTTCCATCGGGTTCAGCGCCCCGACCGGCGACCTCAAGAATGCCAAGGTTGCGCTCGACGCACTGGTTCCATCCGCACAGAGGGCCGAGAAGGCCGCTGAGAACTTCAATCGGGCCGCTTCGGGTGTCACTGCTGGCACAAGTGGTGCGAGCGCCGGTATCAAGTCGTTCTCGGCCGCTGCGATGGGTGCAGCGGCAGGCACTGATAGGCTGTCCAAGGCCGCTCTGTCGTCGAGCAGTGCAATGACCACCGTGCAGCGCGCCGCGATCGGTGCTAACGCCACACTCGGGAACCTGGTGCATACCACGGCGCGGGTTGGCATGACATTTGCTAATGCCGACGCTCATGTCGAAGCATACAAGGCGTCCCTGATTAGTGTCGCACCAGCGGCAAACAACGCCGCCGGTAGCCTTAATCGGCTCGGTGCCGCAGCCAACGACAATATCAACCGTCTCCAGTCCACACCGGGTAATATCGCGGCACAGTTTCAGGATATCGGTGTGACCGCAGCGGGCGGTATGTCACCGCTACTGATCGCACTCCAACAGGGCACGCAGTTGTCGTCCGCTATGGCTGGTGGATTGGGTAACGTGGTTCTTGGTTTCAAGCAGTTGTTCAGCGTCACCAGCATCGTCACGATCAGTTTGGTCGGTTTCATCGCTGCGGGTTTGCAGGCAATCGACTGGATGGGCATAGCGAAGACGTTGATGTACGGTTTGGCCGATGCGATGGATACTGTATCGGTTGCGGCTGCGTATCTCGGTGTGGTGCTTGCGATTGCGTTTGCACCACAAATTATCACATGGATCGGCACCACAACTGCGATGCTCATCGGTGGATTTCTCACGGCGATTAAAGCCGCGACACTCGGGATGATTGCTTTTGCGGTTGCCAACCCGTTCGGGTTCATCGTCCTTGCAATCGGTCTTGTGATTGGCGCAATGGTTTTACTCAACGATACGTTCGGTGGTGTATTCACCGATGCGATTGATTGGGTGAAAAATGCAGCTAATTTTATCATCGGTGCATTGGTCGGTGCATTTAACTCGGTCAAAGCGACGTGGAAGATGTTGCCCGCTGCGATAGGTGATTACGTCATCCAAGCAGCCAATCGGGTTCTCAAGATTGTTGAAGGTATGGTGAACGGGACGATCTCGCTCATTAACGGGATGGTCGCTAATTTGCCGTTCGGTATCGGTGAAGGTTTGCAGATAGGCGATGTATCGTTCGGTAACATCGCAAACCCACTAGCCGGAACAGCCGATGCAATCGACGGGATTGTCGACGCCGAGATGGGTAAAGCGCAGGGTGTCGATTACGTACAGGGCATGATCGAAGGGGTTCAAGGTCTCGGGTCATGGGCTGCGGGCAAGTTGCGCGAGTTTGCCGAGATGATCGGTCTCAATCCTGACGACGCGAAGAAAAAGGCTGGCACCAAAAGCGGCGCATCTGAACTCGAAAAGATCGCCAAAGCGTACCAAGACCTGATCGCTGCGACTGAAAAGCGTATTACCGCTCTCAAGACGGAAACAACCGCACTTGGCATGTCCGAGAACGCCGCGATACTTTACCGCAATCAGCAGGATTTGATCGCGCAGGCACTCGAAAAGAACATCCCGTTGACTGACAAGGTGCGCGGCAAACTCAATGAATTGGCGCAGGCTCTCACTGACGCCGAAATCGCCAAGGTGACAGCCGAAGCGACCAAAGCATTCGAGGATCAGCAGCGGGTGTTGAAGGATCATGCTGAGTTGATCGGTCTGACCGGTTTGGAACTTGAATACACTACGATCCGTCAGCAGTTGGTCAATGAGGCAGTGAGCAAAGGTAGAATCGATCTCGCCAACATGAACGATGAGATGCGCGTCCATCTTGCCCTGATCGATGAGAGGGCCAAGCTTCTTGCGCGGGATGTTCAGGCCAACAAGACCGCCGAATTTATCACAGACATGACCAAGGCGCACGAGGAAGACGTGTTTGCGCTACAGCGTGAGCGCGGTGAACTCGGTCTGACCGGTGCGGCTCTGCACGCATATCGGATAGAAACGGATATGCTGCTGTCGGCAAAACAGAATGGTATCCCTCTCGGGTCGAAGGATTTGGCACTCATCCGCCAACAGGCGATTGAGTATGCGGCGACCACCGAAGAAATCCGCAGACAACGAGAAGAAATCGAGTTCAATCGCGATACATCCAAAGGGTTCTTTCGCGATATGATAACCGGGTTGCGTGAAGGTGAAACAGTGTGGAAAGCATTTGGTAATGCGATAAATCGCGTGTTGGATAAGATATTCGATCGACTGCTCAATTCTGGTCTCGATAATTTGTTCAGTGGCGGCGGGGGCGGTGGCGGTTTCTTTGGGAAACTGCTCGGTTTCGCAGGAGCAATAGGTGGTGCCAGCAGCAGTACCGGCAGCACGGATGGCGGGGTTACTGGCGCGCTCGGCTCGATCTTCAAAAACGCACAAGGCAACGCATTCAGCTTGAACGGTATCGAACGGTTCGCTCAAGGTGGTGCGTTCACCAACGGTATCTACACCAAGCCGACATTGTTCAAATTCGCAGGTGGCGGCGCGATCGGTGAGATGGGTGAAGCGGGACCAGAAGCGGTCATGCCACTCAAGCGCGGGCCGAACGGATCACTTGGTGTCGAATTGTATCGCAACCCTGGGAGCAGCAACCAGCCCCAACCGGCGGTCGTCGAACTCAGACTGCGCGATGAGATGTTGGATGCACGCATTGTGCAGGGTTCTGTACGGGTCGTACAGGCCGCTGCCCCGTCCATGCTGAACGCAGCATCAGCGAAGACACGCCGTGATGCAGCACGGCCGATCACACCAGGTGGAGGGGTAGGTTAATGGCTCTCGTCCCATACCCTGCGAAACCGCATCATACATCCGTGTCCCTGCAACCCATGACATCTTCGCTGGTCAATACATCCAACCTGTCGAACGCACGGCAAGCGGTCGATGTCGGTTATTCGTGGTGGGCGGCTGACGTTAGCATATCGATGATGACACAGGCACATGCGCGCGAGTGGCGCTTGTTTCTCGGTCGCGTTCGCGGGCGGGTCAACAGTTTCAACATTCCGATACTTCCTTCCGATCAGCATGACGCAACCTTCACTGCCCGAGCGCAAGGGGCCGGTTCCGGTTATTCCCTTGTGACCGATGGGTGGCCGGTGTCTTCGCTGGTACTCTTGGCCGGTGATTATGTGACAGTCGGTACGCAATTGATGGTTCTGGACGCTGACGTGAACACCAACATTTCAGGTGTTGCGACGTTGCAGTTTCACTCACCTTTACGCGGTGTGGTGGCGGATAACACCGCACTCGAAACCAAGCGACCTTATCTACCGTCATATTTCCCCCAAGGTTCTCCCGCGCTCACGTTAAATGTTGCGCAATTGCAGGATGGTTTCAGCTTTTCCGCGATGGAGGCTTATTGATGATGGACCCCGCAGTCATCGCCGCACTTGGGCAGGAAGTTGTCTATGTGCAGTGGTTCGCATGGTTGGATATTGAGGGCGATCCGCTACGCTCTGTAACAGGTGTTCAGAACATTGTGTTCGGTGCCAGCGAGACCGGCGACCCTGACCTGGACGGGTTGACGTTTAATGCAATCCCGAGCGATTTAGTCGATGTCAGTGATGTGCAGCACAGCGAAGGTGGTTCACAGACTGTCACTGCGAGCCTTTCGGGTTTGCCGCTCGACGCGAGCAGTTTGCTTAATGTCGTCGGTCAAAAAACAAAATGGCGCAAGCGCGAGGCGCGGTTGTGGTTCCGGCTACTGGAACCCCTGACGTATGGTGAGGGCGGTTATCCGATTACCTTCACCCCACTGCCGATCCAACCCTATTACAGCGGGTATCTGGTCGGTTTGACGGTGGAAACCGGCGACGAGGAACAGACCATTGTTGCCAATATCGAGAACTATCAGGCGGCACTCAGTCAGGGTTCCGGCTTGACCTATCTGCACCAGAGCGAATTTGATATTGGTGACAAGAGTGCCGAACAGACCCTTGCTGCCGCCAACGGAATGCAGAAGGCGGGCGTAAATGGGGGCGGTGGCGGTGGCGGTGGCGGTGGCGGGGGTAGATTCACCGAAAGACAGGTCTTGAAATGACGCGGGTGTTACCAGATTGGGAAAATCGCCTTTCCGAGACGATTGCGGAATGGCGCGTTCGTCCTTTCCGTTGGGATCGTGACTGCGGCCGTTGGGCAGCAGCATGTGTTATTGCACAGACCGGCGAAGACCCGTTGCACGAATTGCGCGGGCAATATCGCAGCAAACGCGGCGCACTTAAACTGTTGGCGAAAAAGTCGATGAGCGAGCGCCTCGATGAGATGTTCCCGCGCATCCACCCTGCGTTGGCTCAACGCGGCGATATCGCGATGACACAGGATAATTGCCTCGGCTGCGTTCTTGGCGGTGAAGCATTATTTTACTTTGAGCAGGGGATGACAATGATCCCTCGCGCCGAATGGACCGGCGTGTGGGGAGTTGGCCGCGATGGGTAAAGTTGTCGGTAAAGTATTAAAAGTTGTAGCCATTGTCGCCGCTGTTGCTTCTGTGGTGGCGACAGCCGGTACATCCTTGGGGTTCATTGCAGCAGGTAGTTCACTGTTCGGGTTGGGCATATCCGCAGCGGCGTTCTCAGCCATAGCCGCTGGTGCCAGTTTGCTCGGCGGTATCTTGGCTGGTAAATCGAAGGCTCCACAATCGGAGACTCATCTTGGGCGTCTTTTTGCTCGCCTCGACACGCGGGCACCGCGTAAACTGGTGCTTGGCACAACCGCCATGCCCGCAGACATTCGGTATTACGAAGGCAGCGGTACGGACGAAGAATATATTGATTACATCCTTGCTGTAGCGGCGCACAAAGTCGTCTCAATAGACCAGATATGGTTCGAGGATACTCTGGTATGGACTTCCACAGGCGGCGTCCAAGGTGTATATGTCGGCTATCTTACCACCGTAACAACCCGGCTCGAGGGCACGTCAGCCAACACCATTGCGATTAACGGTGGTGCTCGGTGGGGGTCGGATGACCGCTTGACCGGGTGCGCCTATGTTCACCTGCGGGTCAAGCGCACGGGTAATACCGAGAGTACGCAATCACCGCTGGCGTCCGGTCTGCCGGGGCGTGTCACCATCATTGGTGAAGGTATGCCGCAATACGATCCGCGCTTTGACAGCACGGCGGGCGGCGTCGGCACGATGCGGGTGGCTGATCAGACCACTTGGGGTGCAAGCACGGAAAACCCGATTATTCAAGCACTCAATGCTTTGTTGGGTTGGCGAATCGCTGGCAAACTGTCCGTTGGTGGCGGTATCCCGCTCAAATATATCGACATGGAAAGCGTCATCACGGCAGCGAATATCTGCGACGAGAACGTCGCACTGGCTGGTGGGGGCACACAGAGCCGATACCGGACGGCAGGTGCGTTCTCGACCAATGACGCGCCGATGGCCATTGTTGCCGGGTTGCTTGCTGGCTGTGCCGGTGACATGTTCGATAGCGAAGGGAAATTGTCATTCCTAATTAAGACGAACACATTGGCAACTCCGGTGGTGGAGTTTGACGACCACGATATTCTGTCCACGACATCTTGGGATGCGATGGGCGGTCAGACCAATCTACCGAATATCATTTCCGGTTCATTCACTGATCCATCCAACAATTCGCTTTATCAGATGGTTCCCTACCCATCGGTTGTGCTTGCGAGCGAAGACGGGATTGAGCGAACCGAAACCATCGACTTTGCGGTTGTCGAAGACAGTGCGCGGGCACAGCGATTGGCCAAGCAAACGCTCCAGCGGATGCAATACCCTGGCTTATTCTCCGCTGACTATAATCTCAAGGGTATGGCTGCGAAGATCGGCTCGATTGTCTATCAGACGTATTCCCCGCTCGGATGGGTTCAGAAGCCGTTCCGCGTTATCAGTCAGAAGCCGAGTCGGTCGGGCCGCATTGCGCTGGTCTTGCAGGAAGAAAACGCAGCAATCTACGCATGGGCTTCTGAGGATAGTGCGGCAGTCCAGATTGCGACACCAGTGGGATTCGACCCGCTCAATACCGGCCCGATCCTGCTGGCACGGATCGCGGGTGAGACAGCCAATTGGGGGCAGGTGGCAGGCGCGCCCGCTGATCTCGCGGGTTTGGACTCGGTTGCGCGCGCCGAACTTAACGCTGCACAAGCCGCCGCTTCGACGGCCATTGCAAACGCGGCCATTGCCCAAGGTACAGCCGATGGCAAGGTAACGACCTTTTTCCAGATCACCGCTCCCATTGCAGAAGCGGTGGGCGATCTGTGGATAGACATAGACGACGGCAACAAACTCTATCGTTGGTCCGGTTCAGCATGGACAGCGGTGCAGGACGCGGGTATCGGGGCTGCTATCACTGCGGCTTCTACAGCACAGGCGACCGCTGACGGAAAGATTGTCAGCTTTTATCAGGCAACGGCTCCTATCGCTGAAAGTGTGGGGGACTTGTGGACCGATACTGATGACGATATAACATACCGCTGGTCCGGCTCGGCATGGGTGTCCATAGCCACGCTCGGTGCTACCGCCGAGGAAGCCGCGAGACTCGCTGCCACTAGACTTGCATTGGCGGGTTCGCTTCCCGCGCAATTCAATGCTGCGAATTACTGGTCAACTTTTG